TCCGCCGCCCTGACGCTGGCCGCCGTTTCGCTCGTCGAACACGACACCGGCATATCGGCGCGCACGTTCGCTATGGCCTACCAGCACGCGGCGATGGCGATTGATTGCCAGTTGAGACAACAGGCGCGCTACAGTCGCAATCGGTCGCGCTTTGCCGAAATCGAAAACGAACTGACCGATTGCGCTATGATGCTGCTGTCCGCTTTGCCCGTGGGCTACGATGTGGCGGCGGCGCTCCGCACCCGCAGCTACAGCCCGCCGCCGATAAACGGCGTCGAATCCCTACTGCGCGAGTGCGGCGCGCTTGCCTGGCTGTCCGCACGCGGCGACGATACGGCTTGGCTTCGCAAACGCACCGCAATCGCCGCCGCCGATATCGCACTGCTGGTCGGCGCGGAACAGTTTGTCCAGCGTCTCGCGCAGCGGCTAGAACGCATCGCCCGCCGAGTTCTCTCGAATTACGTCTCAAACGACGTAGAGGCATCTACAAGCCACGAAGTAGCGAAAAAGGTATAATCTAGCCATGACCGACAATCGGGCGCAGGACGGGGCTTCCACGCCCGCCACAAGCGAAAAACTCAAAGCGCCGTTCCCGTGGTTCGGCGGCAAGTCGCGGGCAGCGCCGTTGGTGTGGGGAGCGCTTGGCGATGTAGCGAACTACGTCGAACCGTTCGCCGGAAGCCTTGCCGTGCTGTTGGGCAGACCGGACACGCATGTTGGCACAACAGAGACCGTCAACGACCTAGACATGTATCTGGCGAACTTCTGGCGCGCCGTATCCATAGCCCCCGATGCTGTGGCGTACCATGCCGACTGGCCCGTCAACGAGGCTGATCTAACCGCCCGCCATCTGTGGCTGGTCAATGAGGGACTTGCCGAGTTGACGGCCAACATGAAAACCTATCCGGACTGGTACGACGCGCGCATTGCCGGCTGGTGGGTGTGGGGTATCGGTGCATGGATAGGGAGCGGATGGTGCAGCGGCAAAGGCCCGCACAAATACCCTGACGAGGACGACGGCAACGGCGTGTCGCGAAAACTGCCCCATCTGGACAACGCGGGAAAAGGCGCACATAAGGTGTCATTACGCAACGGCGTAATGCGGCAACTGCCCCATCTGGACAACGCGGGAAAAGGCGTACATAAGGTGTTATTACGCAACGGCGTGTATGAGTGGATGGACGCTTTGGCCGCGCGGCTGCGCCATGTGCGTGTCTGTTGCGGGGACTGGCGGCGTGTCGCGACCAGCGGCGCGATGAATCATGGCGCTACTGTCGGCGTGTTTTTAGACCCGCCGTATCACGCAGCCACCGGTCGAGACATGTCGTTGTACAACGAGGAGTCAGGCGATGTGTCCGAGGACGTACGGCGCTGGGCCATAGAGCATGGCGACGACCCCCGCCTGCGTATTGTGCTGGCAGGCTACGACAGTGAACACGCCATGCCCGATACCTGGACTGTCGTATCGTGGGCGGCAGTAGGCGGATATGCAAAAACGAACAGCGCCGGCGCATCCAACCGGCATCGCGAACGCCTTTGGCTATCGCCGCACTGTCTGCGCGATGACCGCCCCAGCCTGTTCGAGGGCTAGCGATGGCAATCGCAGGTGCGGGCGGGTGGATACCCGCCGCCACAATCAAGCTGGACTACGCCGGTCGTGTGCATCGTATCGGCACGACGGTCAATCGGCCAAAGGACAACGTGACGACCGACATCACTCTAGCCCTGGCCTGCCTGTGGCTAGGCGAGACGGTCACAGTGGATGCTCGTGTCGTCCTGGGCGCAATCGTGCATATCGTAGACAGCGCCGCGGACGCAGCGGACGAGTATGCGGCGCTAACCAAACGAGAGGAGCAATCATGAGATATAGCGATGACGACCTAGCGCGCATTGCACGCAATCCCGACATCGAGATCGTAGACTATAGGCAGGGCAGACAGGACGCACGCCTAATACGCCATAACGATATGCCCGTCAGACTCAGCGAGCATGGACTGCAAGCTGAAGTGATACGCATTTGCCGCGAGAGATGCGACCTTGCGGCGCTGATCTTCGCCATTCCCAATGGTCAGTATCGTCGCGGCCAAAGACCGGAACCAGGCTTAAGCCCAGGAGTGCCCGACCTTTTCTTGCCGGTAGCGCGCGGCGGGCATCATGGAATGTTTATCGAGTTGAAGGTGGAGTCCAACAAACCTAGCGAAGATCAGCGAGCGTGGATGGACGTACTGCGCGGACAGGGTTATCATTGCGTCGTGGTTTGGGACAATCCGAACAGCGTGATAGCGGAAATCGAACGGTATCTCGAAAAGGAGGAGCAATCGTGACTACCCGTCTAGGCGTCTATTGGTCGGTCATGCATCGCAGACCGCAGGACTATGGTTACATGCGAAGCCTGTCTCCAACCGTGGTAAAGGTCATGGACGGCGGGCAGCCCGACTATGCATGGCTACGCGCCAACCTGCCCAATGCTCTGATTCTGGCGCGGGATTGGGCATTATCGGAGCAGCATGACGATATGCGCCATGCCCCCATTGGAACAGGAATCCGCCACGCTCTCGAGTGGGCGGCCAAAGTCGGCCCGCTTGGTTTCGACCCAACCAACACGCTGGTCTTGGGAATCAACGAGCCAAGAGTCTGGGAAGGCGACATGTCGGAAGCCGTCATACCCTACACTGTGGCGTTCTTGGATGAATGCAGAAAGGTGGGGTTGCGCGGCGGAGCATTGCAGTTGTCGGTGGGCTGGCCTGCAAACAGCGGTTCCGATACACCGCCGGACTGGAACAGATACGCACCAATCGAGGACGCGATAAAGCGTGGACGACACGCGCTTGTTCTACATGAATATTGGGCGGATGCAGGGCCAGGCGAGATGTGGGGTTGGTGGGGTGGACGCTCGCTCAAGTGTCCGTGGAACGTGCCCATCATTATCGGAGAGTGCGGCATAGACCTATACGTCAAACGCACCGACGGGCAGCATTCCCAGCGCGGCTGGCGTAGCGTAATCGGAGACCCCGCCCGCTACGCATCGGAACTTGCCGACTACGTCAATCGCATGAGCGACGACGCGCGCTTTGTCGGCTGTTGTGTCTTTGCGATGGACTTCGCTAACCGCGAATGGGAATCATTCGATACCGAACCCGCACACGCGCAGATCGTCTTGGCCGCTCCGCAGGTTAAGAACAACACGGTTCATATCCCCGTGGTCGGCACACCGCCCGCAGCGCCTGTCGCGCCGTCGCCCGCGCCGGTAGTCAAGCCCGCACTTGGCATCATTGACCCCGTTACGGCAGCCGCACTGTTGGCGGTAGAGTCCGGCGGGCAAGCGTTCGGCGCGGACGGCAGACCTATCATCCGCTTCGAGGCGCATATCTTCAAGAACAAACTGCGCGACGATGCGCTCTTCGATCGGCACTTTTCCTACGATTCGGAGAAGCCGTGGGTTGGTCAAATCTGGAGACCGGCCACGAACGTAGCGTGGCGTTCGATACATACCGGCAAACAGGCGGATCAGTGGATTGTCTTTGAGTTCGCAAAAACGCTTAATGCCGAAGCCGCCGCCCAGAGCATCAGCGTGGGGGCAGCGCAGATCATGGGCTTCAACCATACACGCATTGGATACACGTCAGCGACGGCCATGCTCAAAGCGTTCTCCGCGTCGGAGCAGAATCAAACGATTGGGTTCATCAATTTCATACTGAGCGATTCCGCACTATGGGCAGCGGTCAATCTGCGCGACTGGCGCACCGTGGCTAAACTGTACAACGGCACAGGGCAGATTGACCGCTACGCACAACTATTACAGGACGCATACGCCAGACTGTCGAACGCCTAAACAAAGTAATGGCCTGACATATGGAGGGAGAATTCGTTTGGCATTGAACTTATTGCCGGAGACACGACATCGTTTCCTGGGAAAGTTAGATACATCGTCGTGTCCGATGTGTACGCTCTTCCGATGGCTACCGCATCGTCGCTGGTGGAAGTACTGTACGTCCCCACGCTGATGGCATTATATGTCCCGCCTGTGGCAACCGGAAGCGAAAAGGTGGCAAATCCATTCCCACCGGTTTTCGCGGTAATGCGCATGTACATGTAAAAGAAGACAATGTTTCCGATCCGTTTGTAGTATCCCTGCCGCGCATAGTAGGTCACAGACGACGGATCGGACGTTGTCCCCCCAAGTACAGGCGTGTACGAACCCTGCGCCGTGTATATATCCGCCGTGCCGGACAGCGTGACGTTCTTTCCGGTTGACATGGTCAGCCCGCCGCCAATCGTGACATTGTTGCTGGCGTCTATCGTGATGGCGACAACGGGAAAGGAGGATGGGTCAACGTACAATCCGGTTGCAATTTTCAACTTGTCGGAATCGGAACCGTCTACGCCAATGACCGCCTTCGACACGTTGTTCTCGAAGAATCGAACATACGCATCCTTGTTCAGCGCGGCCTTGAGCATGACGCTCGCCCCATCGTCTCCTGATTCCATCATATTTATTACGAGACCGGTGGCGCGATAGACGTGTAGCTGCGCCGTTGGCGGCGACACGATCCCCATGCCGACTTTGTCCGTGCCGTTGTGTAGATACTTCTTTGCAATCTTGCGCGTCTTGCCCGACGCCTTCTCCCAGACGATCCAGTAATCCTCGTCGTCAATTTCTGTGATCTCGTCGTAGTCGTTAATCGTTTTTGTCGTCATGCTAAGGCCCCTCTTCTATTCCCATTAGCGCCGAGGCGCACACTTTATCTGCGTCTTCCAATATACGACGTTCCCAAACTTCAACGACCGCCGTAATGGTGTGTCCGTAAACGTTTAGACCCATTAGAAGCCTGCGTGCCGCTAAGTCGCGTTGCTCCATCCCTGGTCTTTGATGCCAATAGTTTCCTTGCACCGCCCATACAATAGCACTGTTGCCCAGATAAACAATTAGGTCGGGCACGATGCCGCCTTTGTACAGCCGCCCGCCAAGAAGTCCAACCTGAAACATGTGTTCTATATCCCGCCGGACTAGCCAATCTATACAGACCAGTTCCGGCAAGGTCGCATTCGGATACTTCTCGCGCTTGATTTTTAATACCCGCTTCGCCAACTTCGTATCGCCCAGCGCCTGCTCGATAACGGCCAACTCGTTGTCAACCATGTCGAACACGGTTGTAATTTTTTCGATAGAACCAATTGCATCCTCGGCCTTGCGCTTGCGCCGTGAGCCGGACAGCGTAGATAGCCCTTTTTGCTTTCGCCCTGTCTCTAGCGGAGACCTAGCCACTATGCGTCCCCGACGTGACGGCTTCCAGTTGCAGAGTATACACGCCGTCGTATCGCAATTTGCTTCCGAACCATTCGACCTTCTCCGGCGAAAACGACGCCATTTTCACTTTGACCTCGTAGACCTTGCCGTCAATGTCCGTGTAGAGAAACGGCGGCACATATCCCACCGACAAGCTGTCCAGGTGCGCTATCTGCTGTTCGCCGGTATATATCTGTTCGGTTCCGTCCACAAGCTGCTGCGGGCTGTTGTCCTTGCCGCTAATGGAAATCGGCAAATCCCACCCGTACCAGTCCATGATCATAATGTGATACTTGAGCCGCCACCCCTCAATTCTTGGCGTGGCCGCCGCGGAATTGCTGGTGAGCAGAAAGCCCAACTTTATCTCGCGCGTGTTAGGACGTATCCCCGTAATGCTCCAGCGCTTTTCCTCACGCTCCGTTTCGTACTTGCCGAAGTAGCTCCAACGTTCTACGGTCTCGCCAAGCACGTTTCCGCTTTCGTCGCCTACGCTGTCCCCGTTTTCGTCCACAAGATAAATAGACTCACTACCGGCGGCGTCTTTCCAGTAGACATCAACCGTTTGACTGTCGGTGATTCCTCGCCCACGGATGTATAGCGATTCAATGTCCTTGTCGCTTTCCAATATCCCCGCACTAAACCAATCGGTCTCGAACCAGCCGTGCGACTGAAACTTATATCCCGTATCCTCGACGGGGTTGATTAGATAGTTAGAAACGTAGACATGGAAGACCATGCCGTTTGACCCGCCAATCCAAAGACGCTGACGTGCGCGGTCGTAGAAAAGCGTGGTCGGGTTTATTCCCTGCGGCAATGCGGCAATGAAATGCCACCCCAAGTCTTGCCATGCCCAGACTGTCGCAAATCCGTTACTGCTGTCCGGCGTGACCGCGACGATGGGCCAGTTAATCATTGTACAGTGCGAGGACACCCGCCCGCTTGCCCATGACGGCAATTCATCTTTGCGGATTGTCCAGATGTTGCGAACGCTTCCCCCGTTGATTTGTAGATACTGGCCGGCAACCGGCACATGCAGCACACCATGATGCGTCAGCATGTCCTTGCCCGAAGCGCTGTCCATGCCGCCCCAGGGCGTGATGCCTATTGCAATGTCGCCAGGCGCAATCAAAAACAGCCCGTCCTGTGTGGCGACGTAGGTATCACCGTCAGCCTCGCTGATTCCCATCGCGTTATATCCCGCCTTGCCGACCGGAATAGCGCTGCTCCACGTCCCCGCAGCGCCCATATAGTAGACGCTGTTGTACACGGCTTTCCACAGATAGGTTCCGGCGTTATAAAAAAGATAGCCAGGGCTGCCGCCGCCGGTGAACACCTCGGAGGAATTCATCGTGTCGTAGTTTGTCGTTTGCCCAAGCCCGACATAAAGAGCCGAGCCGGAACCCTCCAGATCGGTGATGGTCGCGCCGCGTGCGGAGCCGACCGTAGTCCAGTTGTCATTGGACGGGCTGTATTTGTATAGCTGATTCCCCGCGCCCATGTACGCAAAGCCGTTGTAGGACATCATGGCATTCACGCTTGCGCCGCTATTCAACCGATGAACGTCGCTCATAAATGCAGGATAGTAGGATACGGACGCAGCCCATGCCCCGCCGCTATAGAGTCCGGTGACAGCGTTTGTGTATGCCGCTCCGCCGCCCAGAACAAAGGTGTTTCCCGTATTGCTCGGCTTTAGAACGATAGCGTATTTTCCGCTCAGAGTTTCCGTGATTGCGGCCTTGTACCAGCGGAACGCGTAATCGTCGCTGACGGTTTGAATGGTTCCACTATCAATAGCCGAGCCTGTCGGCAAGTCGTTTCCGTCTACCGCGTATAATTCGACCGTGATATTGACCTGCGTCTGGGCGTAAAACCAAAATGCCGTCAGGCTATAACTTGACGATGCATTAATTAGAACGCTAACCCGTTCTACGCTTGGCGTTCCGACAGTCAAGAGATTGGTAATAGACTGCGGCATGTATCGAACGTCGGTGATGCTTCCCGCTTCGATGCGCCCGTCGGACAGGTCGAGGCGGGGTGGAAGGACGATCTGGTTTGGCGCGCGGCTGTCCACCTCGCCATACATAAAGCCCTCATCTTCGGCCTTTTGCCCTATGCCCGCAGCCCAATTGTCGCTAATCCACGCTTCCCACGACGTAAGATCACGATACTGCGACTGACCCTGCCCCATCTTTGGGGCCATCTGGTTTGCAGGATAGCGGCGGTAGGACTGAGGATTACGCAGCAGATAAGGTCTGCCGTCAATCTTTATGTGTCCGTTCATTTCTCACTCATAAAGTAAAATCCGCTCGCCATCATGCTGTCTCCCGAACCCAATAGGTTTATCGTTACGGTTGTTACAGCGCTGTTATTCTGTATCGCAAGAAATGCCCCGTAGGATTCGCCCTTCACAGACGTAAACCCCACGCCTATGGGTGTGCCCGATATGTTAATGCCCTGAAAGACAGCGGCGGCACGGACGCGGTTTGCCTCGCTGTTGTTGGCCGACGGAAAGGGCAGCGAGACGTATAGATTGCCGCTCCCCGCCCCCAGCGTAAACGTGTTGACGACAATCTGAAACGCATAAAACACCAGCCCGCCCACGAGCGCGTACTGCCCAACCTGCTCCGTGTAGGCGATTGACGTAAACGCCGTGCCGCCGCAGGTAATAACCGGCGTGTAAGGTCTCGCTACGCCAATGTCGCGCTTGCGGACAAAGTGAGTCTTTATCCACGACATCATGCTGTCGGTGTTCAGCATCAGTACGTCCTTAAACCGATTGTTTCTTTGGCGGCAAACAGACGTGGACGCCATCCGCCCAGATAGCGCCGCCAGAATGCAGCAACCTTGTCGCCGTGATAGCGCATCATAACGGCGTGATGATCACGTTCGCTGTTTGACCCGTCGGTCATGTAGTACGCATGTAGATACTCCATGACTTGGTCCGCCAACGCTTCCCACAGATCGTCTCGGTCTACCGCTATCCCCCATTCGACGCTTACATCCGCCGGATGCATCGCAGCGCTTGTGCCGGAGACGCCGCGCGTCAGCCCGTTAAGCGTCAGCGATGCGGCTGACGTTCGCTCTGTGCCCGCGTACTGCATCCACTCATTTTCTATCTTTATCCAACCGGCTGCGCCAACAGGATACGCGTCCGCCGTCGTGACGGTCAGACTTGTGTCCTCTGTGCCAATGGTGGATGTAAGCGTAACGACCTGCGTTGGAATGGGAAACACGGGCATGTACCAAATGATGCGTGCATTTTGCACCGTGACCGGTGCGCGGCGGTAAAGAACGGGGTTGCCCTGCCCGTCCGGTTCGATAGTCCAATCCTGTATCTCGTTCCATATCTCGCCGTCCGCGTCCGATGTTTGAGGGCGGATGTACTGATCCATGTAGACGGGCAGGGCATAGGACATACTGTCGTCAAGCGTGACCGGCGAGAAAAGGAGCGGCACACGCACCCGGTTGCTCCAGGTGGTTAGCGCCCGATTGATGGATGTGTAGAATTCAGTATCTGTCCAACGCGTTGTCGCACTGTCGCGCATCGTGGCGCGGAGATGGTTCAACAGCGCGACCTGACTTCGCAGGCTTGGAATCATGGAGCTATTGTCCTCCCGCGTGTCGCCCCGCGTCCTCAATCGCGACAGACAGCATATAGCCGATTGTGGTCGCCACCGTCAGCAGCGCCCCAACGAGATCGGCCTCTTGCGCGTCGGTCAGTTTTAAGACGCCGGTCGCAATCAATAGACCAATAACGGCTGCCCAAAACTTGCGTGATTGCAAGACCCATACAATTTTCTGCATATCGCTCCCCCTCAGTATTCGCTATCGTCGAAGCCGCGCAGTGCAAAATGCCGGTCTATCGCTTCCAATCTGACGTTGGTGTCACGCACTACCTCAGTGATGGTTGCAATCACCCGCGTGTTTCCGTCCAGCGCCTCTATCATGCGCGTCGCCATAGATGCGATCATGTCCTGGTTGGCCCGCTCGCGCTCTAGTTGCGTCTGAAAATCCTGCCTGGTCAGCGTCTCTCTGGCCTGGGAACGCGCCACCATTTCCTTCTGCCACTCCCGCGCAATATAGAAAACCCCTAAAATGACCAGGCCCAACAAAATAGCATATCCGCCGCTACCCTCCAGCGACTTAAGCGCTTCATCCATCCCCACTAGTTCCCCCGCTAGGAAATCCGCGCCACGTCACAGCGCAGCGCGGCAAATCCCACCCCCGTCGCCTCTCCCCAATGCGGCGTGTCTGCTGCCAACTCCACCTTGCCGACCGACGCCTTTACGCTTTCATGCGCCAGTTCATAGCGGAGCGTAACCGTTCGCCCTGGCGTCAGCTTGGCGGAGGCCCAAGCAAGCGTTGTCATCCCGTCTTCCAATTCGATAATACGCAAGGTCTGCGTACCCACTTCCAGCCAGACCAGATACCCCGTCGCTCCGGTCTTGTCTATCGTGGCACGCAGAATAACGCCTAGCCCGCCGTCGCGGGGAATACGCGCCTTCGCCTGTCCGGACACACGCCCTCGTATCTCGCGCGACAGCACAATGTTCATGCCGCCCTTTTCGTAAACGACCGGTTCGATCGCTCGTTCGCGCAGAAGTGTTCCAATCATAACGCCCCCTATGCGGCGCTAATACTGGCTGTGACCGTCACGTTGATTACGTCATTGTCCACCACGGAACGATTGCCTCCCGAAAATGCACCAATCCCCAACAGCGTGCCGGTTGTCCCGCTCTTGGTGCTGTTGCTGACCACGAACGCACCGCCCACAGTGACGGTTGCGCTAATGGTAAACACGGCTTTCGATGCCGAATTGTTGACGCTCCCCGCACTGACCGAGCCAAGCGACAGCGTCTGGCGTGACGCCTCGTCGTAGTCCGTGACCTCAGTCCATCCGGCATGTGACGACATCGTGTCGGCGGCGGCGGCGGTTGGGCTGCTGCTCGTCAGGCCGACGTACCATGCCGCCGTATAGGATGACCCTTTCAGCGTCTTATCTAGATAGTCGTTAAGACCCGCAGTCGTGACCAGATTGTGAAACGTGTCGCTCCACTTCAGCCGCCCTTCCGCGTCGTAACATTCCACCAAGTAAAGCGTTTCCGCCTTTGTCGAAAGCTCCATATTCCCTCCCCTTAATGCGGCGAAGATGCGCCGCGCATTGCTATTGTCGTGCTTGTGTCCTCGGTTCGCCCTGAGATAACATCGGAGGCTTGGCCCGCCAGCACAAGGGCTGCGCCGTATATCGCTTGCGCCGTCATTTCCATGCCCGCATTCGCTGCCATGCTCAGATCGCTTCCGCCGTCCAGACCGGACACATATGTATGGCTTGCCTGTGCGGATAGGTCTATCCCATCGCTGAGAATCGGCAGCGCACTAAGCGCCAGTGATGCGATTGCCGCCGCATCAAGCGGTTCGGTGTAGGACATACCGGCGCTAGTCGCCATGTCTGCGCTGCCCGCCAAGCCTAGCGCGCCGCTCCATGTCATCTGTGCGCTCTCCAGGATGGACGCTTGCGCCGACAAACTCAATTCCCCCCATCGCGCCAGATGCGTCAGCAGAGTCAGCGCCGCTTGCGCCGCGAGCGCTGCATCTTCATCGTACGCCGTTCCGTCGGTCGAGGACGTCAACGCTAGGGCGGATTGCGCCGCCAATGTCAGCAGCGCCGCAATGGATAGTGACGCACTCTGTGTCTGCGCCGCCGCGCCGCCGAACACAAGTTCTGTTTGCGCCGTGTGCTGCCCCCCGTCCGACATGGCAGCCTGGGCTGTAAGACCCAGGTCGGTCAATACGGTCACTGCCCCCGCCGAAACTAGTCCGGCTTCCGCCGCCAAAGACAATGTTTCGTCGTAGGTGTTAAAGACCAGCGCCGAGACGTAGGCAACCGCGGCGCTTGCGGACAACGACAGTGCGTCCGACAGACTAACCTGCGCCCCCATTGTTGCCGCCGCCGAAGCGGATAGCGCTAGAGATTCGTTGTAGGTTGACCCGCTTGCCGCCGCCTTAAGTTCGGCGGCAATTGCCGCCCAGGAACCCGCGTTGTCCCAGGTGACAGACGCTGTTGTCTCAAAGGCGCCTTCGCGTACCTGCGTTTCCAGTACGCGCGTCGGCCCCGTGCCGTTTAGCTGGTCAAATTCCGTCCAGTCCGTACGCGGCGCTGCCCCCTCGTCCTTGTCGTGCCAGAACCCCGCCACCGGACGATTGTCGCTGCTGCCCGCGGAGGACAGTGTGACCGAGGCTGTTATCGTGTTGCTGTTATTGGTCGGGGACTGGACGAAAGCCGCCGCCACCCCGCCGGACAGATCAACACCAGTGGCCCGCATAAACGCCGCGGTACAGTTAAGTTGCCCATCGCTTCCAAAGTCGAACGTCGTCGTGCCGCTTGTTGCACCGCTCAGGTTTGCGGCGAACAGTGTCAGCCTGTCCGCCGAACGGATCACCGATGCGATCTGCGTCCACGTCAAACTATTGCCTGATACCGTAGGTGCGACGGCCTCGCCCACCGATGCGCCGCGAGCGTGGACGAAAACGATGACCAGCCCGCTTGTGTCCGGCGTCCATGACGCGGTGCTGTAGCTCGTCGCGTTGCTGGAATTGTTTAGATCGGGGTCAGCCGATGACCCTAGATTGCTGAATGCAATCGCCACGGTATCCTAGTCCAGATAGTAAACCAGCGCTCCGGACACTTGAACGCCCGCGCTCAGTTCCATGTTAAGCGCAGCACCCGCCGCCGTTTCCACCCAATGATAGCCTGGAAAAGTCATGGGTAGAACAAACCCATTTCCCGCCGCGGCCATCTCGATAATGCCGGTCAGCGCCGTTCCTCCCGCCCCGCTTTCGAGACGGAAATCCACGTCGCCCGTCGCCACAACGACCATGCCTAAAACTTTGATGCGCTTCCCCGTCACGGCTGCGACCAATGTATTGTCGCCGCTTGTGTTTCCGGATATCGCGACACGTTTCACCCCGTGATATTGCGCGGCAATATCTGTTTCCATGTGCCCCCCTGGGGAGGGTTGCCCCTCCCCATGCGTCTACTTAGCCGCGATAGCGCAACGACAGTACGGTCGTACCGCTTGCGACGTTGGTGAAATCGGACGAGCCGGTGATAGTCACCGTCAGCGTGGCGGCGGTTGCTACCGGATTCGTACCGGATGGCGTGCCGCCGGAGACCACGCCGGTTGCGAAGATGCTTGGTGCGGTTGCGGAATTGAAACGATCCGCGTCCGTTCCGTCACCCACATCAAGCTCTGCCGATGTGTTGTTGTTCCACGCGGTGGTCGTGTTGAGAATGAACGGTTCCACCGTCACCCCTGCGGGAATGACCAGCCCTGTAGCGTAGGTTCCCGCCGCCGCTCCGCCGTCGGTAAAGAGCGACTTGGTCAGCGTAACGAGAATGCGCCCCTCAGTGACTACCCAATCCGTGCTGCTGTTTGACGACTTGGCCTTCATGTATTCGCATACATGACCCGCCGCCACACGACGCACATAGATGCTGCCCGCAGCGGCCTCTTTCCAGATTCCACTTGCGCCGTTCGGCGCTTCTATCCCCCAGAGAATTTCAGGCTGGTCTCCATCAATCGGATCGGAGGCATATTCCCGAAAATTACTGATACGCATAGCGTCTCTCCTTCCTAGCTCGTCGCCAGCCCGTAGATGTAGCCATGCGCCTTTTCGTTCTGGAGAACGAAGCCGTACTCTCCAACGATCTGCTTGCGAGTGTAGTCGCCCGTCTTTGCCAATTCCTCGACAAAGAACCCGTCTAGTTCCACCCATCCGAGCAGGTCTTCTTGGACGATGTAAACCTTGTCGCTAGGACACCAGCGGTTGAGCATGACTCCCATTGTGCCGAACTCGGTTTCAATGGAATTGATTACGCTGCCGCCGGTTCCCTCAGTGCGATCTGTCTGAATCGAACCCTGATACCAACTGGAGATTAGACGCTTATTGAACGCATTGCAGATGATCAGATTGGGCATTCCACCGGCGGCCCAACTGGTCTGAATGGTGTCATTAATCATCTTTTCCGTCAGTCTCGCGCTGGACGCGTTTGTGACGTTGGTCGTCACAAACGTTGTGAAACCGCCCATCGCCCCCTCGACGCTGGAACTGGAGCGCTGCACCCGTTGACCATAGAAGAAGGTCTTCTCGATCTGGTTAATCAGTTCACCGGATCGCCCCTTCTTTCCCTTACCGCCGCCAACGCCGCCCAGGTTTCTCTGAATCTGGCGTTGTTCTTGGTCGGGGATACCGTAGCGGGTTGTGGCCTTCGCTTCCGAACGAGTGACCTTGATCTCGGCGTGTAGAATCTGGCTGTAGTTGTAGGGCTGAGTCGGCACAGTCCATTGGGTGGCGGTGGATTCCGCACCTTCACGCCGTGCATTGTAGAGAAACGTCAGTCCTGTAGCCGTGGTGATCGCGCTCTGGGCGGTGGCTTGCGAGCCGCCCTGCGCTGCATTCCAGTTGCGGATGACGGTCGTAACCGTGTCGGTTCCGTCATGCGCGGTGACTAGAATTAGCTCCCCCGTCTCATCGGAACGCCATACGTCGCCCACATGGAAACGAACACCGTGGCCCGTCGCTACGTCCATTGCCGTTTCCGTGGTATCCATTGCCTCGCCAAGCGTGGCGCTCAAAGGATTGTAGGTGTCCTCTTGCCAAATGTACTTATGGTTCGGAAAGTTCTCGAAGGAAAACTTTCCCTGATTCGCCAAACCCCACCGAGTGACAAGCGGTGCGTCACGCGGATCGATGATTGAAATATAATCCGCAATCGTCAGCTTGGTCGTCGTGGTGTCCGACGTGGTGTAGATAGTCCCCTGGCCTGCCATTCCGTAATCCCCCTAGTTTATAACTCTATACCGCCGCGCTGCGCTCGGACACGGATACCATACAGTGCCGCCGCGTCGTTGTTCTCCAACGCTTGACGATACTCGTCGCGCAGGTCTACCGCCGCGCTCTGGCCCCGTCCGCGCCCTAAGTCTACAGCGTTGGCGCGCTGTTCTTCGACTCGTTCCTGTTGGGCCTTTGATAGATTCTCTTTGGCCCATCGCACCCCGCGCCTCCAAGCCTCATCGGGATTGTCTGCATCCGTTAGCAAGTCAAGCGGTATGCCGGTGTCATGGCTAATTTCAGCCAGCGCCGCCATTCTCGCTTGCTCGGCACGCATGGCCTGCATTTCCGACTGGAGACGTTGGATGTGATGGTCGCGCTTCTGTAATTCATACAGTCCACGCTGCTCATCGGGCATGTCTCTGGTCTGCAATGCTTCCAACTGCGCCTGCAATTGCGACATCTGGCGTGACGACTCGTCACGCATCTGGCGCAATTCCCGATCCTTTCGGCTTTGGAATTCGCGGAACTCCGGCAAATCGTACAGGTTGACAGGCTTTCGTTCCTGTGCCTGCTCTACCGGCTGAGACTGAGGCGATCCGCTTGTCGGCTGAGATTGTCCTTGCGGAGTCTCAGGAAGTGCGTTCTCGCTTGTCGTGTTCTCTGCCATTACTTCCCCCTTATTTTAGTCAAACATCTTGCACGATTATTGCATCAGCCGGTACGCAATCGCCATCGCTGTAGTCTATCAGGGCGAAGGTTTGCACCAGCGTTTAGCCATTGCATTTGTACGTCCATCGGACGCCACGCCTGTAATCCCTGGCCGCGCGGCATTAGGCCGCGGTCGTATTCGGCAGGCGGTATGTATACGTCCATTCGCATCTCCCGATCCTCATGGCTGTCGCCGCCGCCACCGCCACCGCCACCGCCACCGCCGCCGCCACCAGAACGGCTATATGCGGTTCCAATGCGGCTGGCCCCTGGCGTGTACTTCTCCCACCACGCCGATTCTTTGCCGTAAAGTTTCTTGTAAGCCCTGGCAAAGGCGGGATTGTTTCTCATGTATTCCGCCTTCCTATCCCAATCCTCGCCTAGCGCTTCGAAGGCCGCCCAATGGTCTTTGGTTTCCGCATTTCCGTTCCGCCCAAAGTCTCCGGCGGCTTTCCCTTCCGTCTCGCGGATTTTCTTTGCCGCCTCGCCCGTCACGTTCGCAGCGCCCGCGGCGGAGCGCGACGAGGATGGGAGGCCGGTCGGTCGTCCAAAGACAAGCCGTGACGGGTCTTGCATCAGCCGATCTATCTCAGCATTTACGGAATCGTAGTAGGCGGATTGCCGTTCCTTATATTCCTCATTCGCCTTCTTGTACGCATCCCATTCCGCCTGGCTTGCGCCTTTCGCCGGTCGTACCGGTCTGTCCTCCGGCCCAACCTTTATATCCTCATACTTGGCGTAGGCCATACTTTCGGCGTTCTTGGCCGCCTGTTCCGCTAGTTCTTGCGGATTCATGCTCCCATAGAAATCCATGTTGCCAGGCGGTTGAATGCCCGCCGTCGGGTCAATTAGCGGCGCACCCTCCGGACGTACCACGGGCTGCTGAACCGTATCTTCAACGCTAGGATACTGAGCTTTAATCTCCTCGACTTTGGCGTCACGCTCGGCCTGCAACGCTTCCCACTCAGGGCGCGCTTCGTACCATTCCGCTATTTCCGCCTTTGTCCCATCCTCCGGATACGGATACTTGATGGCGGCTATTCGCTCGCCGTAATCGTCATAGACCGCCTTAAGTTCATCGGCGCGTTCCGAGCGTGCCGCCGATAGACCAGCCCGCTCGTCGCTGCGCGGCTGCTGATATGGATAGGTGGACGGAACCGGTCTGCGCTCCGCATCCGCGCCCAATTCGGGATTCGCCACGGCTTGCGGATACAGGCTGCCGTAAGTGCCAAACGTTCTGCCTATCTCATTTGTCTCTGCGTCAAAGGCATCTACCGCCGCCTTGCTGCCGTCCGGATTCGTTACGGGGTCATAGCCCATAGCCCGCCGCTCATCTCGCGCAGCGATGGCGCGCTCTTCCTCTTCTGTCCAGTTGTAGCCGGACATTCCGATAAGGTAGCTTGCGAGTAGTGCTTGCAGGCGGTCGCTGCCTGCGCGCTTTGCACCCTCGGCGGCCAGTTCTTCCGCGCCGCTCCACTGTTCGGGCAGCGCCTCCAGATCGTCTTTCGTCTGCTGGACAACATCTCTTGCCCACAAACGTTGGTCGCCGGTGTTGGCTTGCCCCTCCAGTTCAATCCCTTTTCCGATGCGCCCGTAATCAAATTCATCCCCGCCGCTCATGATTCCGCCTGCATCTTTGGGGATATTCCCCTGCTGCGCCATCATTGCGTAATATCCGATTTTCCAAGCGGGAACTAGGTCGCTAAGCTGGAATCCGCTATTCCAGGAGATTCCGTCATTGCGTGGCGACACACGATCCAGCATCGCGTTGGCGGCATATTGCGTTACCGGCAACATGCCTGGTGTCCAGCGCTGTAGATTCAGCAGCCAGCGCGCCGTATCGTTGCTCGCCGCGTCCGGTTCGACAAACGGATTCGGGTTCATATACATGACCCCTGGAATCATGCTGTCCACCAGTGACGATAGGTCTAGGCGATTAGGCCCGATACCTGTCGGATTCGGCACGGTTCCATATCTGACTGCGGGGATATTGGACTGTATATTTTCACGCCGGATATTCTGCTTGACGTGATAATAGTTCTTGACGACAGTCGGCTTTGTCACGGCTGCCAGCGCGGCGCGGGGTAACATACGACTCCAGAAATAGGGGAACGGCATTAGCATTCCCAGAATCGTGTCAAAGTTGCGCTTGTCTGTGAAGTTGAGCATCAACCATCCGGCCATGTCGTCAGCCACGCGCAGCGCCTGAGACAGGGTGTCGTCATAGCGAGGCATCAACCTATCGGCCATATCAATAATGCCTAGACGTTGGCTTGGCGTCAGACTATTGGGCACACCCGACAAAAGCTGCGGCAATTGGGAGACCAACTTCTGCTCAATACCGTCAATGTTCTTGAGCATGGCCTCGGCCATGTCTCCAACCGTAACGGTCGGCATTCCGCCTTTCCTGCCTAGCGCCGCCTTAAGGTCGTTTATCACATCGTCAATGTCGGACGCCGCAATCTTTGGCGGTTCCGCCTTAGCCGCAACACCCGCCGCCGCAGCCACAGGGTCAGCCGCCTTAGCCGCCGCACCCGCTGCCGCAGCCACAGGGTCAGCCGCCTTAGCCGCAGCACCTACAGCCTCAGCCACAGGGTCAGCCGCCGCCGCAGCCTCAGCCGCCTTAGCCGCAGCCTCGGCATCGTCAACCATTTTCATGGTTAGCCCCATCAAATCCGCAACCTCATCGGTGAGGCGGGGCATAAACAGGTCGTTAATTTCCGGTATCGAAACCGCGTCGGTCAGTTCTTTGGCCTCGGCCTGCTTGGCTAATCGGGCCGCAATCGCATCGTTCCTCCTTGCCGTCTTTGCCGCAGCCTCGGATGCTCTGATCGCCTCAGCCGCCGCCGCCGCGGGGTTAGACGCAAGTCTGGCTTGCCGAGCGTCCACCTTCGCCTTTGTCGCGGCCTCGACAAGTTCCTGATGCGTGGGCAGCTTGCCCTGTCCGGTCATTCCGTTTTCTATAATTTGGCGCAGCGTGGCATCGTTGTTCGTAATCGTGGCGTCCAGCCATTGCGACTGCCAACCAACATTGCGCCGCTCAAAGTATTCCGACCAGGAGATTCGCCCTTCCATCGCTTCCCTGGCAAACTCAGTCAGGCGCGCGGCTTGCCGCCGTCCGAAACTGTCCGCCATCTGTAGAGCGTTGGCAAACAAATCAAAGTTATCGACCGACGGATACTTCTTGAGGGCTTCAAGCAGCACGACAAAGGACTGATCCACCCTGCCGCGATAGCTCTCGATGACTGACGCATACTTATCAGGGTCATCGCGCGTTCCGCCAAGAACCAGCCCGTCCTTTAACGCTTGCCGATAAACATCCTCGTCAAAATCTACATAACGCTTGAGCGTCTTGGCCCAATCGTGCTGTGACGTGTAGGCTTTATTCGGGTCAGTAATCAGGCTTGCCAATAGCGTGCGGAACGTTTGTGTGGCGGACTGGGTGTCGGTGGTGAGCCTCTCGTATGCGTCTCGCGTGCCCTTCCACTTTGCGCCCCATTGGGCATTAGGGTCTGCGGCAGTATTGATTGCGGCACGGCCAAGCGCGTCCACCTCGCGCCGTGTCGCCACGCGAAGTTCTTCCAGAATGCCGAAGTAGTCATTCAGCGCGTTGACGATGCGTGTATCCCCTGGGATATGGGCAATATCGTTTAGCATCTGCTGGATGCTTTCTTGCGTCCCCTGAATCACACCCCGCGCCACCTTGCCCGCTTCCGACTTGGCGTTAGGGATTCCCGCCCGCTTGCCCAGATCGGCCAGCACGTCACGCACCATTGCCGTCTCTTGAGCAATCATGTCGCTCGTATAGCGTACAACGGGCTGCGGGCTGATCTGCGACAACACGCTTGCATAGGGGGAGCGGGCTGCATCGAATGCCCGTCTCAATTCAGCCGCGGCATCGGCTGCCTGTTCAGGACGATAGCTGTTCAGAACCCTCTGAATCCTGTTTATGGTGTCGGCGGTCAAATCGTCTAGTGATATACCTAGCGCCTTGCGAGCGTCAACGGGGATATATGCCTTGTTCAGCACCTGGCGTATTTGGCTTGCCGTTTCCGCGCGGCTGCCGCTAATGCCCAGAGTCTCGAAAAGCCCGACAACCTGGCTTTCTACATCCGCGGGTAGATTTAACCCCTTCAAGATGGGGGAGACCTCGTTATTGACCACGCCCTTCCATGCGGATTCAAGAGCGCGATTGAACATGGTGTAGCGTGCCTTGTTGCGAAACCAACCCTCGCCGCCCACCCCTTCGCCGTAGGGAATGTCGTAGGCACGTTTCATAAAGTCGCTAAGGGGATTGTCCTTGTTACGAAACAGGATTGCCCCTATCTTGTCGAGCGCGCCGCTTCCCGTCTGCTCCACCGCATTCGCATCCGCCCACGGCAAGACGCCGCCGAACCGCCGCATGAAGTCCGACTTGATAGCCTTGTTGGGAAGCCAGGTGAACGCGTCCTCGCTAATCAACATGGTGGCGGCGGACAGACCATTGCGTATCCAGTTTGCCGGACGCAAGGCCAGAAACATGTCGGACATAATCGCCTTTTGAACCTGCGCGGCAAGCTCTATCGGATTCGTTCGCTTGCCGGTTTCGACCAGTTTGTCGGCGGCTGCGGTAGCGTCGCCAATCGCCATCTTGGTTCCGGTTCGAAACACATCGCCTGCATCGTTCAGATATTCCAGCACGCCATTGGTTGGGTCAATCTTGCGAACACGAACGCTTGCCGCTCCAAAGGGCAGCGCCCCTGGGCTGCGTAGTCCGTGGGCTTGCCGTGTCACGTCACCCAGAACCTCGGTCAATTCGGCAATGAACCGAGTTGAATCAAATACCTCGTCGCTCCATACGCCCATGTTGGCAATCTGGTCAGCCGCCGCCGCCCAATAGGGGGAGACTCTAGCCGAGTCCGCATTGCCGATAGCACCCGCTCCCCAACGATACACGCCGCCGACCGCCTCACGGATAGCCTCGCTATTCAGTCCGGACAGCCCGTTAATCAGACTCTTTCCGCCGTCGGTGGTCAAAGAATTCAAAACACGTTTGGCGTCGTTGGCATCGGTGATTGGCACGAACGCGCTCGACACCGTTTTGATAAGCGCGTCTAGGTCTTGCGCCGCTGCGCTTTCCGGAGTGCGTTTCCAGAATTCCCACAGCTTGCTTGCGGAGCCGGACGGGGATTCCCCGCCTACCGCACGCATCAATTCCGGCACACGCCGAAACTGTTCCGTCAATTGGGAGACACCCTGTTGCGGCGTGATGTTGTACATCTTGGCGTACTTGGCGTTTTTGATTGACTGGAGAATCGTACCGCCGCCCATGAGCGCGCTTGCACCGCCGCCAATCCAGTCCAGCGGGTCAAGCAAGACGCCAAAGACAACCTCGGCCCACGGATTCATCTGCTCGTCAACCAGTTCCGTCCACGACCTATTTTCTTCCACCGCCAATTGCATGTTGATCTGCGATGCTCTTTGACTGTCACCTGCGGCGCGGGCTTCTTCAAGCGCTTGTTCCAGTCCTGTAATCTTGGCGGGTTGCTCAACAAGCGCCTGCATCGCGCGTATCGTTCGTTCGCCGCCGCTTGGCGCTACTATCAATCCGCGCCGAGCAGTCTCTTGCTGGGCTTCCGGCAGAGTGTTTAGATACGTCATGGCCGCATCCCACTCTTCCAGCCCTTCGCGCACCTCGTTGACGTACCATGCCGCGTCCGACTTGATTGCATCCCACGACCACGCCGATTGCCCCTCGGCAATGCCGCGCTCCTCGGCGGGTACGAGATTAGGATTGAACGGATTCAACGAGCGATTCAACACGCTGCCCAGAACGGACGGCCATTTGGCTAGGGGTGCCTTGTCCTTCTCACCTTCAACCTCGCCTGGGATTAGGTCGTTTACCGGAGTTGTAAACACATGGCGGAACGGCGCGTCAAAGACCCAATCCGCAAATCCCTGCGCGGCGTCGCCTACTCTATCCCCAAAGCTAAGATTGCCGTCTTCGCTCCAGTCGTCGCGTCGCTGCTGGGAACGTTCGGCGTAGTACTGCCCGTAGTGTGTATCTTCGGCAATCTCATCGCGCTTCTCTTCCACGGAAGCTCGTGGCCCGAAGGTAGAGCCGATTGCATTCTGCGGAGCGGCTTCTCTGTCGGCCTGTTGTTGGGTGCGCCATTGCCTCAACCAGTTTCCGATACCCTGTGCGCTAGACGCCAGAAGCCCGCCCACGATGGGGGCAGCCGTCATAATGTTGGTGGATACCGCCGCTACGGGTAATTGCGACCCCGCCCATCCCGAACCGCCCCACGAACGATTGCCGCTTCGTTCAATGACCGGTTCGTCTCTTTCCCGTTCGGGCTCGAGCGACGTGGTATCTTCCCACGGACGTGACGGCGCAATTGACGGCGCACCCGTATCAGGGCGATCCTCCGAAGAGACGCTAACGTCTCGGCTAGGCAGGTAGGAAAGCAATGGACGCGCCGTGTCATTGTTGCGTTCGCTGGCGTGATACTGCGCCATTCCCCGCTCGCGTTCCTCGCGGGCGCGACGTTCCGCGGCATCGCGCCCGCGCTCAACACGGTAGACCGGTTTCTCTTCCTCTTTGGGCGGATACTTTGCGCCCGCGGTTGGATCGTACCGGCTGGTTTGGCTTTGCTGATAAGCCGTAATCGCGGCTTGGACACGGGCTTCATGTTCCCGTGCCTCTATCTCCCAATTGTCCTGTTGCTCCCTGCGTCGTCGGTCTGCGTCGTCTAGACGAGAGCCGCTCCCCTGCTCCAACGCCATTGGTTATCTCCAGGTTTTCGTCACAGGATCGTATATCAAAGTCTGCCCGCTTTGCTGTACGACGGCTGCCGGTCTTGCTTCCTGATTCTGCCCATAGGTTTGTTGCAAAAGGTCGCCGGTGGTCGGCCTATCCACAGGAAGCGGATTGATGTAGTAGTATGGGTCATCCCCGTATTTTGGATAGGGATAACTCTGCGGCACGGAATCGCCGCTTGGCGTGAATTCCATCCACGCAGCCGATGCCGGTGATTGCGGTGAAGCCGGTGATTGCGGCGAGGCCGGTGAAGCCGGTGACTGCGGAACGGAACCTCGCGGTGTCCTCCCCGTGGGGTCTCCCGTAGCGTTGACCAGCGGGAACGTCTGCCCAAAGGCCCCTGTGGTGGTGGACGGCTGCGCGCCAGGCGGCTGCGCCGGTCGTGCATTCGACGCCGTGGATGCGCTTGGCGTCGAACGCGACGTTTCACCCGTCAGACTCACCAAAGGAGCGCTTCGCCCGTATTCCCCCGACGATGCAGGCGATGCGGAACGCTGCCCACCCGACGATGCAGGCGATGCGGAACGCTGCCCACCCGACGATGCGGGCGGTGCGGATTGGGAACCACGCCGCGATGCGGGCGGTGCGGATTGGGAACCACGCCGCGATGCGCCGTCCGACGGTGTAGTGTCGTAGTCCCTATCGAGCATGTACGAAAGCTGCGCGGGAAAATCCTCGGCTCTGATGTAGGTATAGTTGCCTGGGGAATCCTTTTCCCGCCCGTCCTCGATGAACTTGAATGTGTTTGAACCGGTCTCTACAATAATAGGCATGGTTTACCAACTCCTTGTCCAGCGCGCCGTCGGCGCTTGGGAACGACCAAACGCAGCCATTGCAGCATTCTGTCTGTCGGCTTCTATCCTCTCTCGCGTTAGTCCGGCCTCTTGCGCCATCTGTGCATTGCGATAAGCCGTCAACTCATCTTGGGTTCTAAACGCCAACCCAAACTCGCTTTTCTGTTTCAACTCGGCTAGGGCCAGTTCGCGCTGCTGATTGGATAGCTGGCCGGACTTGTACATGTTCTCGATACGATTCGCCTCAAGACCAAGTTCACGCTCGGTGTTGGCCCGTTGTTGTTGCAATCCAAACTGCTGTCCGGCCATCTGCCAATCCCGTTCATCGCGCAATTGCTGTTGTCCAAACTGCTGTCCGGCCATCTGCCATTCCCGTTCGTCGCGCAGTTGTTCTTGCCCGAAGTTCGCCCCCCACTGGTTCGCCTGCTCGTTCGCCATCCATTCCGCCATCTGCTGTTGGCGGTTAGCCATGCCCATGTTGAAGGTGTCGCGCTGCTTACCCCAGCCTGATTCATCCCAATAGCGCTGATTCCCCTGCGCGAACTCTTGCCCCCACTGATTAGCGTTCTGCATAAACTGCGCCATCGGGAGTGCGTTCTCCCAATAGCGGGCGGTAGGTGAATTCTTGTCGTTGAAATTCCCGACACTAAATTGCGTACTAGGGAATGCCGTCGCCCAATCCGGAGCTTGCGGGACTGTGTATGGTGCGACTTTTTCCCCCTTATCGTAATCGCCGCCGCTTCCCCCGCCGCCGTTCCATTGCGGAACCTGCATACCGCCCCATGTGGGCGGAGCGGACGGTGTGTAGGTCTGCGGTCTTGGCCTGCCTGTCGCATACGGGTTTCCGACCGAGGGTGTTCCTGCGGCGCTGGCGTTTCTTCCGAACTGAGGAAAAGCGCTAGGGGATTCCCCTGGGCCGAAGTTCATCTCCCGCGTTATCTGAGGATTCGCCGGATACTGATTTCTTCCGGACTGCGAAGCGACGCCTGACTGATTCGTTCCGGTAGAACCCCTCCATTGTGGATCATTCTCCGGAGTAGCATTCCGCCACGGCGATTGAAAATTGGGCGGAGTATGCCCTTGCAGCTTCGACTGATCCCATCCGAAATTGCTTCCGGACTGCTGCCGTTGCATTTCCGCCGCATCGTTGGCGGCTATTCGGCGCTGGCTGAAAAGGTCTTGCATTTGCGCCTGTCGCAATTCTGAATTCCCCGCCGACTGCGGATTCCCCGCCGGTCGTGGAGTCGCCGCCGCCGTTCGTGTTGGGTAGAGCGCTGCCCATTGCTCTGCGGTATTGGTAGCCATCTGTCTATCCCCCTAACCCCATCAAATATTCTTGTATCTGTGCGTCGGTCATGCCGCCGTTGACTAGGGCTTGGAAGGCAATGGGGTCTTGCTGCCGTATCATGTCAAGCATTTCCGGCGTAATCTGCCCGCTTACCTCCGGCGGTAGTCCGCCGCCCATAGGACTAGGCGGAGCGGGCGGCTGCAAGTCCGCCATACCGCCAGGCCCCATAGGCATTCCACCCATCCCCATATCAGGCGGCATTCCACCCATCCCCATATCAGGCGGCATTCCACCCATTCCCATATCAGGCGGCATTCCACCTGCCCCCATATCAGGCGGCATTCCGCCCATTCCCATATCAGGCGGCATTCCGCCAGGCGGAGCGGGCTGCGGCGGCGGCGGCGGGTTAAGAACCCCTTCGAGCGGCGTCCCCTGCATAAACTGCTCCGCCTTGTCGGGGTAGAATGCCGTAAGCGCTAGAGCGTGCCGCTTGGCCTGCAATTCCGGTGCGCTCATGGCCTGCTCCAGATAGATACGATTTTCTTCGTCTTCGGGGTAGTCCATCTGCGACCACATCTCCCAGAAGGTGCGGCGGCTGAGTAGACCGGCCTGATTCAGTTGCAGGCCAAGCGTCAAGCGCGGCGTATCGTTTTCCGGTAGCTGCGCTCTCAAGCTGACATGATTCTCGTAGTATCCGTTTTCAATCATCTCCTTTGTCAGCGCCAAGCTGTAGGTCTTGCCCAGCGTGTTCATACCCCACATGGGCACGCCCTTCTTTCCGGCAAAGACCTCTACCATGCCGAACATCATGGAATTTAAAATCTCGATTGTGGATTCCAGATTCTGCATGATGCTTCGCATTCGGCCGCGTGCGGCATCCGCCAACATGCTTACCCCAAAGCCGCTTTGTATGTCGCCTGGGGCCTGACCGTACATGACGGTGGGGAAGGTGCTGCGTTGGATTGCGCTCTCGAACTGCGATGTAAGCGATTGTGCAAGCGGCATGTTCGGCTGTATCTGCACAACGTTTAGCCCTGTGCCTGGCGGAAACTGTTCTACGCCGCCTGGTCTCGGCTTGAAGTCCGGTACAATCTGCCCCTGCTCGTTGGTCAAATAGATAAACGGCCAGAAATACCAGAGTGCGCCCGTCTGCTGCATGGATAGCTGCTTGCACTTTGCCTGCCACGGCCCATCAAGCGGATACATCAAAGACAGTGATTCGTATGCCTGATTGCGCGCCTCGGTCGTATCGGCAAAGCCCATGACGATGGGAATGGCAGGATACTTGGTCTTTACGGGGTCTTTGACAAAAGAGTCATCCACCAGAATCGCGTTCCAAATGTCCCCGCTTTTCTGGTCTATGTACCAGAAGTCAAGAATCTCTACCTCCTCAAAATGGTTGTCGTCATTGCGGGAACGTCGCTCGCGCGTCGCTTTGCGCCGCACCATAGACGGCCAACGCTGTAGCGCTTCCCACAACTTCACCCGATACTTGTGATACGCATATTCGGTATACGCCTCGCCGCGTGCCACCCCCACATCACGCGGGTCTAGGCTTCGCAGCAGAAACGGGGATTGACGATGTTGCAGTTTTTCCGGCAGCACATCTTGCACCCAACGCAGATCGTAGACGTGCCGCCCCAACACGGCGGATTGCCATACGGCGCTGTCAATTAGATTCTTGCCGCGGTGTCTGGCCTGCTGCTGCCAAAACGCCGTTGCCCACCGTTCCCGCATGTTGGCATAGGAAAGAGACTGCTCGGTCTCCTCCTTTGGCGGAATCACAATCTTGGGCTTGCCGCTCACCAGACGCTGCGCTAGATTTACGGCGTCATAGGGGTCATGCGTGACGACAACCTCTTGTTCATCCTCACGCAGCTTGCGTACCGTCTCGTCGTCAAAGGCTTTGCCGAAGTAGATATTCTCCCAGCGCCGCGCCAGAGCGTTGTATCCGGCGTCCTCACGCTCTATCTCGCTTACCTTGTCGAGTATCTGGTCAAGTTTCAGCTTCATAATTCCCCTAGTAAGTCGCCCATGCGCTGCGCTTGCGATGCCGCTTTATGACCTTGCGTTCTTCCGTCGGCCCGAAGTGGTCATACAGCCCGTAACCTAACGCCTTAATTGCATGATTGTTCGAGTCAATCGGGCGGCGCGGTTCCGACCTGTTCGCTCCGGTCTTGCGCCACTTCCACAATTCAAACTCGGCCAACACGTCCGCAGCCTGGCCGTCGGGAGACTTAGCGTTGGTCATGTGGCTGTTGAAAAACAGAAGCGGATGTCCAAGCTTTGGGTCATCTCTCAGCCGGAAGCGCACCACGTCACGCCCCACGTCCTGATGCACATAGTTGCTGCGAAAAGACAAGCCCGCCGTCTTCTGCCATATCTCAATATGGCTAGGCATTCCGTACTGATGACGGCCCGCCACGTCTATCACGCCGTGCGTGCCCCTGTTTTTGTACACCAGGTCAAAGAGCGGATTCGCCTGGCACGCCTCTATAGCATCCTGCGCGATTCCCCCACGCAGATACACTCTGTCTAATACGTTGGTCACTAGACCAATCACCTGCACAAACAGCACGCAGTAACAGTTCTTGCCAGGGTCAACCCATAACTCTATGGGTACGTCATAGTCCGGCTGCATACGTCGGACGTTCCTAGCGTAGTCAAATTCAACAATGACCAGCCCCGTAGACTTGCGAGGCTTTGCCCCATAGCGCTCTTCGAAGTGATCCAGCGTGCTGCTGTTGACGTGCTGACGATAGATGCGCTGTATCTCCGGATCGTCCCACCCGCCAGGAAACGCATGGGTGTTAGACCAGGTGGGCAGCGACAAGGCAAAGCCGCCCTCGTCGTTCGGCCCCTCCCAGCGCTTCAGCATATCCCCATACCAGGGCAAACCCTCCTCCAGCGTTCCCGACAAGATGACGTGCCCCCGCCCCTGCGCTACACGCTCCTGCCCACGCAAGAACACTTCGTATTCCTGCTGCGCCGCCTCAACCATCAAGAATATGTCAACTGAGTAGGAAGCCAACTTGCGTATGTCCGACGAGGACTTGGTCTCTACCTTAAACCCCCAAGTTGTCGTCATGACCCAAGATGATGTCGGATTCAACGGCATCGAAACCGTCGCCACAAAACCGCCGCGCTGCAACGCCTGCCACAGATATTCAAACTCCGCACGCGCCTGACGATAGTCCGGCCCCACAATCCAACAGTGGCGAGGAGCGCGCCCGCTACCCACCCCACCCGACTCCAGTTCCTCAACCGTCGGTTCCATCAGCATCAGCGCAATCGCTACCGTCGTAAACGACTTGCCCGCCCGCGCCCCGCCGCAGATCAGCAGAAAGCGAACGCCGTTCAGAATGGCGTATATCGCCTCTGCCTGCGTCGGATTCGGACTGTATCCAAGCAGGCCCCAAATAACCCGCAGCCAGTTTTGGCTAATCATCGCCCGCCACTACAGCAAATGCGTCGTCGTATGCGTCAAGCATCCGCTCCAGATACAGAATGTAGTCGAACAAATCCCCGCTGTCCACGGCCTCTATGTCGCCACGCCAATCGCCCGCCATTAGCACAACGTCTCGGCTTTCCCACACCCTCGGCTGCTTCGCTGTCTCGCTGTCCATCCCCTGCATCCCCCTATGTCTCGGTATACGCTCAGTCTACGCTCAGTCTAGGCTCAGTCTAGGCTCAGTCTACGCTCAGTCTAGGCTCAGTCTACGCTCAGTCTACGCTCAGTCTAGGCTCAGTCTACGCTCAGTCCGGTCTCGGTTCCGTGTAGAAAAAAGTAGGCGGGGTAAGGTTATGCGTTAGTGTAAGTGGTTGTTATCTGATGTAGTGGCTTCGTTAATGACCTGGGTTAAGGCTTACGCCTTCCCCCGCCCCCCCACACCCACTCGACATAACTCCACCGCCTACATATCCACTTCAATCTCTGCCTCCACCATATCATCATCATCAGAGCTACTGTCGGCCAAGCGTCCGCGTGAGGCAAAGGCTAGGTCTGCGCTAGCCTCAGCGTCACGCTGTACTATTGCGCCTTGTCGTGGCGGCAGTAGTGGAGTCCTATCCGCTAGGATAGCCAGTAGGGTACTGTTGCTATCCTCGGCGGATAGCTGTATGGCCTGCTCTGGTTTGCCCAGCAGATAGCTCAGTACTAGCTCGGCAAGGTCAGTGAGACCTTTAACGTTGCGCTTCTCCAGCGCCAAACTATATGCATCATCAAGTAGTTCCATGACCCTATCGGCGTCCCACCGTTTGCGTAGCGCTTTGACCACGCCGGCCTTATACCCCGTTGGCCCTGTCTGTGCGCGATTGCCAGGAGCAAACTGGCCATTGCTCAGTCTATCGCTCGGCCTATGAGTGAGACCAGTGCTCAGATTGTCTTCAAGTTGACTCATATCCACCTCAGTGTAGTCCCAGCCATTGCGTAAAGCTAATAAGGGGTAAACCATCATTCGCATCTCGAGCTTGACTTGTCTTTAAGCTTGAGCTTGAGCTTGAGCTTGCGTTTGCGCTTGAGCTTGAGCTTGCGTTTGCGCTTGAGCTTGCGTTTGAGCTTGAGCTTGCGTTTGCGCTTGCGCTTATGCCGATGCTACCGTTAGCACGGCGATAGTCTAGCTCAGAGTCTAGCTTAAGCCAGGCTTGACCTTGCTAGTCATAGCCCTAGCCAAGCCCCATGCCGGATTGTCTATAGACTAGTCTATGGCCGGGCACAGACTATGCATTGGCCCTCAGCGCCGTGGTGGATTGATGCAATACCAGACGCCATCCACGCAGGCAATCGGCAAGACCCGCGAAATTTTGTCCAGCAGATACCAAGCGCCGCGGCGCTTGAGACCAGTTGCTTCCGCAACCTGGGCCGCCGTCAGATGGTGGCCGGCCATGAGCCAGGCCGCCACCAGCGCGGCGCGCTCGGTTGCAACATAACTATGGCGATCTGGTGGATGCATGGCCGCCCCCTCGTTGACCGGCAGAGCAAGACGCCGCGCTATCATAGCGCACAGAACAGGGATAGAACAAAACCTTACAATCCTTACAGTTTTCAAAAAACGCTTGACAAACCAAGCCGAATGCGGTATACTATGAGTAGGAAAAGAAAACAGAGCAGCCCAACAGGGGGCTGCCGCATTGCCCACAACCTGGGCGGAAAGAGGAAAAGCAAAATGAGAAGAAGCGACCAGCAGATTATCGCAGACGCGCGAGACAGCGTAATCTCTCGAGAAGGCCGCGGCGAAAGTGTTTGGTCTCCTCGACGCGCAAGCGCCTGGGAGATCGCCGAGGAGCTTGGCGGTAACTATGTACCGCTCGACGAGTCTTTTGCGTTTACGGGTATATGGCCCGCCCAGGGAGGCACAAGGCGTGGACGGATCACTCTGCCGTCAGGGAGGGCGATCAATGTTGCCGAGGTAACCTGGTGGCATGGTGGAGAGAATTCGGGCAGCTGGGTATACGATTGCCGTCATCTCGACTAGTCCGATCGGAATCGTCAGTATTCGGAGCGTACAACTAGAGCGCATGGCATTAGAGGCTATGCAGATACAGGGGGACTGGGACGATGGCGAATGAAGTGGGCCGTGCGATGAAGCGCACGATCGCCATATCGTTGGGGTGGGGCGTTCAATCCTGGACACTGGCCGCTATGTCTGCGCTGGGCGAATTGCCGCGCGTGGACGTGGCGATCCATGCCGACACCACGCACGAACGCAGCAGCACGTATGCGTTTGCCGCCGAGTGGATGCCCTGGCTGGAAGCGCATGGCGTGCGCGTGGTGACTGTCGTCAACGAGGCGCGCCGCGGCACAGAGGTAGTGATTAATGGCAATGAGACGCCGCTACCCGCCTATAGCGGCACGGGCATGATTCGTCGCCAGTGTACAAACGGCTGGAAAATCCAGCCGATCCGCCGCTACCTGCAAGCGCATCGCAACGGGCAGCCTGTCGAGTTGTGGCTAGGAATCACTACTGACGAGTGGCAGCGTGCCAAAGACTCAGACGTTGGCTACATCACGCACCGCTACCCGCTGTTAGAGATGGGCCTAAGCCGCGCCGATTGCCTGGCCTGGCTCACGGGCCACGGCCTGCCATCTCCAGGCAAATCGTCCTGCACGTTTTGTCCGTTCCAGACGCGCCGCTCCTGGCAGGAGATGAAGCGCGCGGGCGGCAGTGACTGGCAGAAGGCAGTCGAGGCAGACACGGCCATTCGTAATGTGCGCCCGCCCGATGCGTTGTATGTGCATCCCAACTGCCTGCCCCTGGAGCAGGCCGTCACGATACCGGAGGACTACGGCATGAGCCAGGGCAGTTTCGACCTGGCTCATGCCGAGTGTGACAGTGGATATTGCTTCCTGTGAGCAGCCCCAGCCGGGGCAGGAGGCCGGCACGCGCATGGTCGGTATCGTGTTATTAATCGCCATCGCCGTGGGCGCGCTGCTGCTGCTGGCCGCAGGCGGCGCACTAGTCAGCATGGGAGGTGGGCTGTGAGTAACTACTATCACTTTGCGACAGTCGGAGAGGACGGTATCCCGCGCCTGAGCTATGGCGACGGACGCGAGGTGCGCGTAGGCGAGACGCTGACAGTCGAAGGTGAGCCGGTGTTGTGCGAACACGGCCTGCACGCCTCGGCGCGCATCCTGGACGCGTTGCGGTATGCAGGCGGCGGCAGTCTGGCGCTGTGTCGCGTGACGCTCGGCGGCACAGTATTGCACGACGATGACAAATCCGTAGCCACGGAACGCACCGTTGTGGCAATGCTGGATACGACCACCACTGAACGGCTGCTGCGTGAGTTTGCGCGCTGGTGCGCGTTGTCTGTGGCGCACCTGTGGGATATGCCCGATGTGGTGCGCCGATACCTAGAGACAGGCGACGAGACGATTCGAGACGCTGCCAGTGCCGCTGCCTGGGCCGCCGTCAGGGACGCTGCCTGGGACGCTGCCTGGGACGCTGCCAGGGACGCTGCCAGGGACGCTGCCTGGGACGCTGCCAGTGCCGCTGCCAGGGACGCTGCCTGGGCCGCCGTCAGGGACGCTGCCTGGGACGCTGCCAGTGCCGCTGCCTGGGCCGCCGTCAGGGACGCTGCCTGGGCCGCCGTCAGGGACGCTGCCTGGGACGCTGCCAGGGACGCTGCCTGGGACGCTGCCAGTGCCGCTGCCCGGGACGCTGCCTGGGCCGCCGTCAGGGACGCTGCCAGTGCCGCTGCCCGGGACGCTGCCTGGGCCGCCGTCAGGGACGCTGCCTGGGACGCTGCCTGGGACGCTGCCAGTGCCGCCGTCAGGGACGCTGCCTGGGACGCTGCCAGTGCCGCTGCCTGGGCCGCCGTCAGGGACGCGCAAAATGCACAACTAGAGCACATGGCGTCAGAGGCTATGCAGATACAGGGGAACTGGGAATGATGAGCGACACGCCGCCGCCTGGGCCGCCGCCCTGACCCGGCTGGCCGAGGTTGCCGAGACGCTGCTGGAAGCCGGGCAGCTAGAGCGCGCCGCCCGTAAATGGGCTGCCGGGTGGAAAATGAGGAGATAATCATGGACGCCACAAACCTAACCGACATCCTCACCAAGCACGCCGCCTGGTTGCGCGACGAACCGGGCGGAGAGCGCGCCACCCTGTGCAGGGCTGACCTGTACGCGGCCAACCTGTGCGGGGCCAACCTGTGCGGGGCTGACCTGTACGGGGCCAACCTGCGCGCGGCCAACCTGTACGGGGCCAACCTGTGCGGGGCCAACCTGTACGGGGCCAACCTGCGCGGGGCCGACCTGAGCGGGGCCGACCTGAGCGGGGCCGACCTGGGCGGGGCCAACCTGAGCGGGGCCAACCTGAGCGGGGCCAACCTAATTTTAGCCGGCCAGGACAGCCGCGGCTATCTGTTTTATGCCTACGCCAACTCCGACGGTGTTGTGGAGATACGCGCCGGTTGCCGCGGCTTTACCGGCATCGCCGCGGCGCGGGGGCACTGGGAGCAGCGCCACCTAGATGATCCCGTGCTGCACGCCGATTGTCTGTCGCTGGTGCAGCGCGCCGAGACAATGGCCGCGGCACGCGGCTGGAAACTGGAGCCGGAACCACAACAACAGGAGGCTAGTGAGAATGAGTGAGCAATGGACGTGGCAGCCGGTAGACGAACCTATCGGCCCAGTCGAGATCGAAGTCGAATATTACACCCACGGCGACGGCGATACCGCAACGCACTATGAGGCGGGCTACTTGGGAGACGAATGGGTGTCACTGGGCGATGACGTGGTAACGACTATCAACTGGGGAGCGCATGTTGATTATCGCCTCTGCCGCCGCGTGCCTGCAAGCGCGGGCGTGCCGGTGGAGGCGCTCAATCGGATAACGGCATGGGTAGCCGACTGGTGCAACGGCAATGATGACGGTTTTGACGATCTGGCCGCCGATGTTATCGACGTGCGTACCTGGCTACGCAGCCTCGCCCCGGCACAGGGGCAGGAGGGGGAGTGATGATTGAGGGCGAACCCGTCGAGATGACAGAGGTCATTGTCGCAGTGGACACCATGCCCGTCGCTGTGTTCCAGACGCTATGGAGCGGGCTGTCGGAACTGCGCGAGCAGTACGGCGACGAAGATGGGGCTATCGCGCGGGCGCAGACCTGGCTGAATGTGACGATGCAGGGCCGGGAGTGGGAAGTGCTGTGCGAGTACATGGCCGCCAACGCGCCGGAACCGGAACCGAGCTACGACTATTTTGAACCGGAAGATGAGGATTGGGACAAGTACGAAGGGCCGCATTGGGACACCCCAGGAGGGTACTAACAAGAATGAAAACGCCATTGTGGACAGATGAATATATCAGCATCGCAATAGAGGATTCCGGCATAGCTGACGAGGATTGGTTGCCCGTAGAGCTAATGCTCAAGGCCATGCGCGACCAGTACGAAAGTCATCGCGCCCCCCAAGACGTTATGACATCCGCACTTTTCGAGCGGGTAATCGGTGCGCTACGGGTAGCCATGCAGATGGCTGAGGTAGCAGACGACTGGAATCTAGATGAGGTAGAGATCGACGGCGAGATGTGGCGAACCTGGGATATTCGCAATCAGATGCGTACCCTACTCGCTGATTTGGGCCGTTCACAGGAGGATGAGTGATGGGCGAACAGCGCATTGAATTTAATCCAGTGAAACGTGAGGCGGAACTCCGTAGGTTGGAAGCCCTGTACGAAATGGCGAATCGCGCCTACATGGAGGCTCACGAAGAATGCGAACGGGCAACGACGGAACGTGACAGGTGGCATCAGTATCAGCAGCGACTTGTGGGCGAACGCAACGCTATGCAGTCTGCGTTGGGTGCGTTGCGAATGGCTATCGACGAATGCAAG